ATAATTGCTTTGTGGATTCCTAAAGATGCTTTTCTAGTTCCCATCGCTCCACCTGCGAAAGTATCTACCACTTCTCGTTCCTGTAAATCTTTCATTGTCACATAGTGCATATACGCACCAATCCTTTTTCTAACTTCATCAGGTACATCGACCTCTTCTTCATATACCATATGGTCAATAGACTTATTTACCAATTGATACCCAATTTTCTCATTTACTAAAAGGTACACAATCAATCCTACAGGTACAGAACCATATTCAAACAAATAATATTCTACTGCAGGGTCATTCCAATAATCATACTTGGTGATTGCATCTGCCATTCCTTTGGACAACCATTTAGTTTTTTCAACATCTCTCTTCCAAGTTAAGAATGCATTGTTAATTTGTTCTACTGCAATATCGGGTTGTGTGAGTTTTCTACATTTAAGAGTTGTATCTTTAAGTAAACGATTAACACCCTTTTTAGTTCTCCACCTGTTATTCATTTTTTCCATGTTAGTATCAACATGAGAATAGTAATTGTAAGTCTCAAAACGAGTGTCTAGTGTTAAACCTTTCTTTTCTATCCACAATGATTCGTGTTCATTACCCAAGAATTTTTTACATAGATTTTCTCTGAGTGCATCAAATACCAATTCTTCATTGTCAAGATTGTGTGTTGCACTTATTGGTAATCCTTCCAGTCGTTTGTAAATGTGTTGAAACATCTGAACGTGTTTTAGTACTATCACGACAAGGTCTCCACGAACACTTACTGTTGCAACTTTCCTTTGCCATTCGTTTTTAATCTTGTGGTATTCATGAACGTATTCGGAAGGAAGTAGTCCTTCGTGTCCATATCTCATTCTTCTTTGTTCTTGATAAAAGTCTATAAACTTTTTAGATGAAAGTTCTTTCAGTGACATACACCTATCGTTGAAAAACGATGAAGGGTCAACTGTTTTTAATTCCTCTATATCGATGCACGGAATGGCTTCGAAAGGACTCAACTCATCCAAAAAACTCATCTAATGTACTCACTCTTGCATCTTTAAAAAAATCTCGACATACACCTTTAGAGAAACACCAAATATTTTCAATGTAATATTTCTTCATGAACTCGTCCATTGCAGCTTTATCAAAGTCTCCATTCTCATCTTTGAATACAGATTTACCTTGAGGTCTTTGCATGATTCTCATTCCGATTTGTCCATCAAATCTATCTTCACCGATATGTTGAATGACTTCATCACCCGACCTGTATCTAACCCCATGTATCTTAGGGTCAAGAATGTTTATATACAACACTCCGTTGTTTGCAAGTGCATCATACGATTTCTTAGCAACAGGTAAATAAAAATCGTCTCTCCATGCATTATACTCGTTAAACTTTGCCCAAGATTGGTCTTGTTCATGTTCACCACCTTCGTTGTATCTCTCTGTTGAAAAATAAGGTGGAGAAGTGAATGCACAATCGATTGGTGGAAGTTGATGGTATTTCATATCCTCTGCACCACAACGATGTATCTCAACTTTCTTTGACCCAATACATGAGAAGTAATCTTCCTGTTCAATTATGTCGGGTTCTTCACCTGTAAGAATTGTTTCATAAGATATACATTGTTTCTTATAGTTTACAAATGTTGCAGGGTTTGGGTCACAACCTATGTACTCTTTAGTGTAATTCCCTGCATAAAAACCACATAGTCTATCACCCCAACCACAAGAAGTATCAAGTATTGTTTCACTCCTAGTGTTGTCATAGATAGATTTTGCAACAAGTGGTTTGAACTGCGTTGCAATGTATGTTCCCAATCTGAATGCAGAAATGTAAGACTTTTCATCCAACTTTCCACCCATGAGTTCTTCCTTTCCTTCAACCTGTACTTTTTGTACACCATTGATTCCTCTCCAAATAGGCCCTAAACATCTCCAAATTTCTTTAGAGGTTCCTTCTTCCCAAACTTTTACTGGTGGTTGGAAACCATAACTTCCACACGCAAGTCTTAACTCTTGGTGAAAGAAGTTTGATGCATCAGAATGAACCGATGCACAATCTATCAAACCTAATCCCCAAGAATGAAAGTCAAAAGTATAATCGTCATACTTTTCCATGACCTCTTGTTCTAAGTTATCTGTAGGTGTGATACATTTACTAGTATCATAATCTTTCAGTGCAAGAAACATTTCACGCATTCTTTCATATGAAATTTTCTTGAAAGGAAATGGTGGTCTGTTTTCTGCAATGAAATCTGCGACTGCAAGACGAAATTCTTCCTTACCATATTCTTTGGTAGTCTTATCAAAAAGGTTGCCGTCTAAAATAGGCAACCCATTTGAATTAACGTTATCGGTTAGAATTTGTTTTAAAGACATTATTGAGGATTGTTTCCAAGATACTCCAATACTGTTTCTGCATTAGATACTAAAAATGGGTCTGATTCAATGTTGTCTTGAAATCCTTCTTCAATAAACATTTTCTCAACTTTACCATCATTAATTACAGCTGCATATCTCCATGAACGGAATCCAAAACCAAGATTTGATTTTTTAACTTCAGCACCAAATTTATGTGTGAACTCTCCGTTTCCATCGGGAAGGAAAAATATATCTTTTGCACCTAGAGAGTGTCTCCACTCATTCATAACAAAAGCATCATTTACAGAAATGCAATAGATTCCATCAATCTTTAATGACTGAAATTTCTTAAAGTTTCCTTGGTATCCTGGCACTTGTTTTGTACTGCAAGTAGGTGTGAATGCCCCAGGCAATCCAAATAAGATTACTCTTTTACCTGCGAATTCTTTTGTAGAGTTTAAAACACCCCACTCTAATACACCTTGTTCATTTTCAACACGAATTGGAAAATCCACGTTAGGGATTTCTTGACCTTCTAAAATCTCAAGACCCATAATTGCTTTATTATCACTATTTGACATTCTTTACTCCATAATATAAAAAGATACACCTATTATACAACATAACAGGTGTATCTGTAAGGGGTTTTTTAAGAAATTTTTATTTCTTGAGGTTTATCTTCTTCGGGTACAATCCTTTCCAAAGACACACTCAAAATCCCATTCTTCATATCTGCACCTTTAACGACTATATCGTCTGCAAGTGTGAATGTTCTTTTGAATGAACGTGATGCAAGTCCTTTATGGACATACTCAAGTTCCTCTCCATCCTCTTGTTTACCTTCAATTGCAAGAATCTCTTTCTCTTTTGAGATAGTAATATCTTTCTTGGTAAATCCAGCTACTGCAAGTTCGATAGAGAAGTTCTCTGCATCGTGTTTTACAATATTGTAAGGTGGATAGTTTACATTAGAGTGCGTATCTGCACGTTCTAATAGTTTTAGGTGTCGGTCAAAACCGATTGCGAATGGAAAATCCGTTGTGAATCTTCCGAAGACATCATCGAAGTGTGTCATAGTTTTCTCCTTTATTAAGCAAGTTAAAATTATGTGACCCCAAATGGGCATCACAAAAGTATTTATAATACTTATACTACTATTATATGGGTTTTTTCTAAAATTTCAAGGGGTTTTTATCTTTTTGTGCAATCTGCACTGTTTCTTGATGAATTATACACATCATAGTTGTTGATAACAACAATCATCATGAAAAAATTTAATTGATTCATAATTTTTGGTGTGATGTTTTCCCGTCTCAAATCGTACATAATTGCAGGTGTGAGAATTGTAGTCTTGGTTAAAAACATTTTACCCAGTGATGGAGTTCTTCCTATGATGGGATTTGTTTCGTATACGCAATCGTATTGTAATCCTTTATATGTAGAGTGAATGTCAAAAAGTTGTAGAGCAACGAATGCACCCCATTGAAAATTAGTTATATGTTCCTGCAATTGGAGTGAAGATACGGACTTTCTCACTTTTCCCCTTGACGAGTATTCTATCGACTTCAATGTATGCTCCAACCTTACACTGTTTATAAGTTCCTTCCGATAACAACAAGTCAACCCCATCATAATTTCTCGTTTGGCCTTCGAGTCTAGCCCCAAGGTTGACGGCATCTCCAATGACGGAATAGTCAAATCTAAGTTCGCTTCCCATGTTTCCAACGATGCATTGGCCTGTGGAGACACCAATCCCAACATTAATAGGAGGCAGGTTAAGGGGGGTAAGTTCTTCATTCAATTCCTTTGTTGCTTCTAACACTTCCAGTGCTGATTTAACGGCAAGGTCTGCATGGTTCTTACACTCCATAGGAGCATTCCAAAAACTCATTATACAATCGCCCATGTACTTGTCGATGGTTCCACCATTATTTAGAATTATCTTGGTTTGCATATCAAGGAATTTGTTAATTAATTCTACTAAACCTTCGGGGTCATCTTGTTTCATGTAGTGTTCGCTAATGGGGGTGAATCCGATGATGTCCATAAACATGAAGGTCATCTCCTTTCTATCTCCACCAAGTTTCAATTTTGAGGGGTCTTTTTGGAGTTCTTCAATCATGTCAGGAGATAAATATTTTTGGAACTGCTTCTTTATTTGT